CGGCCTCGATGGCGGCGTTGAGTTCGCGCAGCCGCTCAGGACCAGGGCGGCAATCAGCGGGCAAAGGCTGGTTTTCAACAACACGGTTATACCTCTCTATGATTTTTGGCTGCGCCTGGCGCAGCGCATCCAGCTTGTTTTCGATCAGCACCGACAGCGCCTGCAAGCGCTCGACCTCCGCCCGGTAGCCGGCCAGATCGGTGCGCGCCTCCGTCGCGCCTCGCTGGGCATCCGCCAGCGCCCACTCCCGGCGCGTAACGTCCACTCCGTGGCCATACGCCCACCAAGCCGACCCACCCCACAACGCGGCCAGCAACAGACAGCCCAGGGCATAAATACGCCCCGGCATCACGGCCGCCCCGCGGCGATAGCATCGGCCACCGCCTGCGCCAGCTGCCCCTTGCTCAACTGATACGCGGCCAGCTCGGCCGGATTGGTGATGAAGAACAATTCCACGATGACGCCGCCGGCATTGACGAAGGCCAGCCGGCCGCGCGCGCTGGCGCTTTGATCGATCCAGCCGCCCGCGCCACGCAGCGGACTGCCCAGCACAGCCGCGACGGCGGCGCTGATGCGCTGGCTGAGGCCTCGCAGCGCCGGCAGCGCAATCGACTCCACGCCGCGCGCCAGCGGATTGATGGCGGCATTGCAATGGAACTCAACGGCGATATCCCGGCCAGGAATGAAGCGCAGCGCCTCGACCAGCGGCTTGTTTTCCTGCCCCTGGCCATCCGTCACCACCTCATGCCCAGCGGCCCGCAATCGCTCGGCAACCAGGTTGCGAAACTCCAGCGCAATGTCTGCCTCACGGAAGCCATTCGCCACCGCGCCCGGATCACCACCACCATGCCCAGCCGAAACCAAAATCTTCATATCCTCACCCCATAAAAAAAGCCCGCGGCTGCAGGCTTGTTATTCATCCGACTCATCGGCCGATCTTGTCGGCCTTCTGCTTCAACCAGGCCTCCAGGTACTGCGCGCCCAGGATGCCCAGACCAGCCCCGACGCCGACCAGCGCCGGCAGCGGCAACTCGGGGAACTGCGTCAGCGCGACGCCGGCCACCGCGGATGTGGCGCCGCCTAAGATCGCGCGCCCGACTGCCAAGCGCGTGGTAATGCGCTCCTGACTCACTAGCAACTTGCCCAGCCCGATTGCGGCGCCCACCACCAGCAGCGCCGCCAGCCCCTTCTCGTGTTCCTGCATGCCTTCTTCCAAATAAAAAAGGACCGCTCGGTCCTCGTTGTCATTTCCTTGTTTGCTCGCGGCTTACTCCGGCTTGAGCACCCGCGTAGGTTTGGCTTGTTTGCCTTTCTTCCCCTTCTTGCCTTTCGCTTTCTTGTTCAGCACCAGCTCAAGCGACGTCTGCCAGCCGCTGGCGCTGAAGTCGTGCGTGACGCTATCCACCGACCACAGATGATCGACGCCCGCCTTGATGCCTTGCGTTCTCAGCAGCCGCTCAGCCACAACATCCGCGCGCCCGGGCAGGTTGAGCGATAGCGTGCGCTCCGCCCGCTTCGCCGCCGCGCCGGCCGCTTTTGCCTTGGCGGCGGCCCCGCCCTTACTCGCAACCGGATGCCGCACCACGCGCGGCGGCGCATCCGGGTTATCCGGATTAGGGATATAGGTAGCCAGCGTCTTGCCGGTATTCTTATCGTGATGACGCGCTACCGCGCCGCCGGCCGCCTGACGATCACCGTTCTTGTAATCCCAGCTCGACACATCCCGCCGATGAATCACCAGGGTAGGCAGACGCTTGCCGCTGGCGCTGGCCGCTTGGCCGCCGCGCGGCAGCACCAGAATTTGCCCCCCCTTGACCGTGGCCGTGGCGTCGTACTGCGCCGCGATACGGGTTAAAAAATGCAGATCTGATTCATTCATCTGGTCCGCCCGGGCGACGGTGGCCTTGACCTTGCAAACCGCCTTCAGCTTGTTGCGCCCGGCGATGTCCTTGACGATTTGCGCCAGCGTCACCCCCTCCCAGGCATGACGGCGCGCCTGCTTGATCTTGCCTGCCATATTGGCCGGCCGCCCACGCACAACAATGCGCTGCGGCGGCCCGCTGGATTGCACCTCATCGACGCGATAAACACCTATGCGGGTCAAACCGGTTTCCCGGTATCCCAGCCAGGCCTGCAGCATGGCGCCCAGCGGCGGCAGCGCAACGGCGCCATCGCGGTCGTCAATCGTGATTTCCAGCTCATCGGAATCGACACCCGCCTTATCCGTTACCCGGATGCCGATTAAGCGGTCCCGCAGCAACTGGGTCATATCAGCCCCATTCGCCAGTATCTTGAAATCCGGCCTCATTTCTTCACTCCCACAATGTCACCGTTTCGTTATCCGGCGCTTCCAGATCCGGCATCAAAATGGCAATGCCGGTTGTGTATGGCTGGCGCCGCTCTGCCAACCCCGGATTCTCCGCCAGCACCGCCTCGACCACGCCGGCCAAATGGCCGTAATTGGCGTGGCATAGCTGGTCCAAAATGTCGCCATCAGACGTGACGATAATCCTCGCCATAGCGCGTAAACTCCAAAGTGAATCCCTGTTTGCGTGGCGCGCCATCCGCAAACAAATGGCTCTGCTCTTCCTGCACCCGCGTTAAATACCAGCGCCCCAGGTGCTCGCCGTAACCGGTCGTCAAAATCACCGGTTCCATCGCATCGCCAATGGCGCGCAACTTGTCGATATGGCCGGCGCCATGCTTGGCCAGGTAGATCGCGCCCTTGAGCGTGATAGCGTCTTTACCCTTGGCAACAGCCTGCTCCGCCGGCCGCCGCGTCAAGCGCTCTTGATCCGCGATATTGAAGCTGGTATCGCGCACCAGGCTGTCGTAACTAGCGCGACGAATGGCAAAGCGGAAGGTGACGCCCCGCGGCCCTGAGACCTCCAGTAGGAACCCGCCGCCGCCGACATGCGGCGCCAGTTTCAGCGCCTTACCCGCCAACAACGCCCCCGACGACACCACCGGCACCGCCCCCTTGCCAGCCAACGCCTTGACTTGCTGCGTGACCTGCTTCGTGGCTTGCGGCGCCTGACTCAACCAGCTGTTAACGGTATGCCCTACCGCCTGCACCAAACGGCTATGGCTTTGCGTCAACTCCCGGCCGGCCTCCCGCAGCAGCTCATGACTGGAACCCGTCATGTCTTTCGACGCCATGGACAGCACCCCGGCCAAGCGCTGCACCGTCCGCACTTGGCCACCGATCAACGGCGCGCCCGCGCTAAGCAACGCCGCGGCCTTCCCCACCATCTCGCCGGCCGATGCGGCCTCTTTGACCGCGCCCGCCACATCGATGGCCGCCCCGGGCAGACGAGCCACGCCGGCAGCACGCGCAGCCCCCTCCGCCCCCAACCTCAGCCAATCCACTGCTTCCATATTTCTCCTTAGCCCACCGGGTCATATAGCTGGCCACCGCCCGCCGGCCGGCTCTGCATAGCCCACTGATCGAATAGCCGTTTCAGATGCGGCTGCAACTCTTGGGCGAGTTGCGCCGGGTTTTTGACATCGCCCAAGACCTTGACGTTAATCTGCGGCGAAAACGTGAAATGCTGCACGGGCGGCGCGGCGGGACTGCCTGGCTTTCCGACACCCGCCAATGCCGGCGCCACCGCGGCGGCGTCAGCCGCCGGACGGCCCGGCAAGGGGCTTTGGCTGGCGCCTGGCGATATGGTCCGCCCCACCGCGCCACCCGCCGACTTGCCCAGCGCGACGCCGGCCAACGAGCCCACCGCGCCCCCGATCAAGCCGCCAACCACCGTCCCCACGCCAGGCATCACCATCGTGCCAACCAGCGCGCCCAGCTTTGCCCCCGCCAAACCGCCAGCCAAACCACCCGCGGCGCCGCCGTAGCCTGCGCCTTTCTCCTCGCCGGTTTTGGCATGCCGGTACGTGTCGTAAGCCATCACGCCAGCCGTCCCAACGGCCAACGCCGCACCGCCCAGGCGGCCCGCCACTCCCACCGCCCCTCGGGCGGCTCCAGCCCACCCCGCACCACGGACACCCCGCGCCAAATCACCCAGGCGCCCACCTCCAGCCCTGACTGCCTGGCCGATGCGCGCCAAGCGTCCGCCCTTCGCCGCCGCGCGGCCTTTACCCGAAGACTTGCCCGGGCCATCAACATCCAGGCCCGGCAAACCACCTCCCGGCCAGTTGGTAACGAACACACGCTGCACACCGACCTCGCCGGCCAGCAACGAGGCTAATTTGCCACCCGCACCAGACTTACCGCCGGCCGACGCCGCCGCCTTGGCAACAGCGCCGCCTGGCAAGCGGCCAGCCAGCAGCCCCAGCGCCTTGCCGCCGATCCACTGCCCAGCCCCTGACACCACTTTCGCGCCGGCATAAGCCATAGTCGCCGCCCCGGCCGCCAAGCCCAACATGGCGGCTTCAGGGTGCGCGCTGGAGAAGCTGGCGCCGATCTGCAAAACCGCGCTCGCCAGCTCCGCCGCTCGATCCGTCACCGGCCGGATTGCATCGCCCACGCTTATCATCGCGGCATTGAAGTCAGCCGAAGCCGCAGCCCATTTCGCGTTAGACGTGGCATCGCGGTCTTGCTTGTCCTGCTTCAGCTTGGCCGCCCCGTCCTTCTTATGCATGGTGTCCAGATCTTCCTTGATCTGGCCGCCATACTTGATTTGCGCCAGGGCGCCCATCCGCGCTTGCTGGTCGCCCAGCAGCTCGGACAGCCCCGCCATCTTCAGATAGGCCTCCAGCGCCTGGCTTTCCTCCGCAGAGCCTTTCTTGCTGCTCTTGATCTTCTGCTTGAGGCCTTGCAGGTTCTTGCCCTTGGCCGGGTCTTTATCCGCCTGCAAGCGCTCCGTCAGCGAGATAAACGCCTCAATCGGGTTGTAGCCGGCCTTGATGTATTCCTGCATCGAGGCCTGAAGATCCACGCCGGCATCTTTAAAGGCCTTCGTAGTATCGGGCGCCACGATTTTGGCCAGCAGGTTCTTGAAGTTGTTGGCGCCTTCATCCGCATTGCCAGTCAGCTTCTGCTGCGCCTGCAAGCTGGCGGCGATGTACTCAACCGCCTTCGGCCCATTGAAGCCCATCGCCCCCGACGCGGCCAACAGCCCGGGCATATGCTTGGCCATGTCTTTGGCCTCGAACGCTCCCATGTCGCCGGCAATGGCGACGCTTCCCATCGCCTTTATCATCTGCTCGGGCGAGACGCCATTCTGGCCAAACGAGAAAATCAGCTTGGCCGCGTCGCCCGGGTCCATCTGCTGGCCCTTTATCAGCTGCGCCAGCAACTGACCGTGGCCAGTCGCCTCTTTCGCGTCCATGCCCTGCGTCACCAGGCCATTGATTGCCTGCGCCAGCGCGGTGCGGTCCATCTTCTCATCGGCGGCCGTGCGCCGAATCGTCGCGCTCAGCTCGGCCTCGTCGCCCTTGCCCGCAATGCCGGCCTTGATGGCGATATCACGGATCTCCGCCTGAAAATCGCCGCTGATCTTGGTCGGAATGGCCGTCGTGCCGATGACGCTGGTTCCAACCGTCGCGCCCATCTGCAAACCTTCTTTCATCCGCGCGGCGCCGGCATCCTTCCACTGCATACCCTTCTCGGTTTGCTGAAGCTTGCGCATCGCGCGGTCCAGATCGCCAACGTGAATGCCCATCGCCTTGAGCTGGGCGATATTGGCATCCAGCGCCGTCCGCAGCGGACTGCCTGCAAGCTGCTGCTGGGCCTGCGCTGCCTTACGCACCGCGCCGCCCAGGCCGTCAGCCTGCTTAGCCGCCTGCCCCAGCTTCCCCGCCGTCACCTCAGCGGCGCCGGCCGCACCTTGCAGGCTGGCGCGCGCCTGCTGCACCGCCTCGCGCTTATCCTGAAATGCGCGCTTGGCGCGGCCAGCTTCAGCCGCCGCCTTCTTCAACTCGCTGGCCAGCCCGGCCTCGGCCGACATCGAGGCCTTCAGCGTAGCAATCTCGCCGCGCTGCTCCGCGGCCTTGGCCCTCGCCGCCCGGGCGGCTTCGCCAGCCGCAGCCGCCTCCGCCTTCAACTGCAAGACCTGCTGGCGAGGTAAACCACCCGCCTTCCCATCCTGCCAATGCGCCCGCTTCCTGGCAGCCTCATCCTCGGCAGCCTTGACGCTAGATTGCTGCCGGCGCAACGCCTGCTCCATATCCGGCAGCGCGCCGCCCGCCTTGGCCGCCTCAGCCTTGGCCTTGGACAGCTGCCGCGTCAGATCGCCAACCCGATCTGTCGCGCGCTTCCAATCGCCTTCCAGCTGGCGCACCTCGCCCCGCATCTGACGAACGCCCTCCAGGCCGGCGCGCCGCGTCACCTTGTCAGCCGCCGCCAGCTCGCGCTGTAGCCGCTGCGTCTCGCCAATCAACGCTTTGATAGACTTGGTATCGCCCAGCCCCTTTTGCAGCCCGTCGATAGACTGCTTGGCCTTGCCGACCGCATGCCCCAGGGTTGCAGAAACCGCCCCACCGATTACAATACCAATCGCAACATCACGGGACATAATTCACCTCAAATGCATCTTTCCACAGAAGATAAATTCATGGCCTTCGGCTTGGCGGTCGTTTTCAGCTTTGCCGCCATTGGCGCCGGCCATTCGGCTTACACGCACGGCCTCAGCCTGGCCAACCTGTTCTATGGCGCCATCGCCGGCATCTTGGTGTTTTGCGTGCCGATTCTGGTGTTTGCCATCCTGATGGCCATCTGCAGCAAGCGCGTCCGCTAATCCGCCAGCCAGTTCGCCAACTCTGACACTGGCAAAGCGCGGATCACGTCCGGGCTCCAGCCGTAGCGCCTCGCCAAGCCGCGCGCCGCCCGCCACCATTCAGCGTGGCTCGCCTCCGGCAGATTCATCGCGGCTAACCAGCCGAAACCAGGCCTTTTGCAGCTCCGCGTAATCGAACATCGTCAGCTGATGCAGATCGCTCGGCGCACAACCCAGCACGCTGGCGAACATGTGCAATTCGTATTCGCCATCATCGGCGCCGGCCACCTTGCGGGCAGACAGCTGATCGCCCACAGTGGGCTCTCGCATAGTCATGGTGTCGGTTTTGACGCCATTCAGCGTGATGGCGCTGGTCAGTTTCACGGTTTGGTTCATGGTCTTCTTTCAATGAAAAACGGCCCCAATCGGGGCCGCCGGTTTGATGTTGAGTAGTGATTAGATGCCCAGCGCCGCGCGCTCGGCCGCCAACTCATCCTTGCCATCGATGATGCGAATGCAGTTGACCGGATCGATTTCAAACACGACTTGGCCGTCTGCTTCCAGCTTGTAATAGTCCAGGCCGATGGCGTACTTGGTTTCATCCTTCTTGCCGGCCTCCCAGCTGCCCATATCCAGCTCGGTCAGCATGCCGCGGAAGTGAACCGTCGCAGCCAGCACCTTGCCCTTGCGGTCGGTAAAGCTGCCGCGGAAACTGCCATTGAAGGCGCTGCCATCGGCGATGCCGAACCAGGACAGCGACTTCACATCGAAGCCGACCAGGGAGAAATCCCCTTCCAGCTTTTCCAGGCCTACCGCCATATCGATTTCAGCATCCATACCACCGCCGCGGTGCGCCTCGGTCTTGCGCTTCAGCTTCGGCAAAGTCAGCTTGGCCACCCGGCCGGCGTAGCTGTCGCCGGCCAAGAACAGATTCATATTCGTCAGAATTTGCGGAATCATTCAGTCATCCTCGCTTAGGCCGCCAACACTTCGGTCAGCCATTGATTGGTTACTTCCACCTCGAAAATCGGGTTCTCGGCCGGCGGCACGTCGGTAAAGCGGATCACCCAGCGCACCTTGCCTTCTTCCAGCTGGCTGACCGTATTCTTGGTCGGGTGCGGATACACCTCGAAGTCAATCACGCAGCCTTCCGCCTTCAGATCGCGCATGAACGCATTGAGGCCTTCCGTCACGTCCTGCACATAGGTCTTGGTAATGCCCCGATCCACCGCCCATTGATGGCCGGCCAGGATCGCGTCCATCACCATGTCCGTGGTTCGGACGCGGGTGACAAAGGACCACTTCGGGTCGGCGCTAAGCGTGCGGTTGCCCCACAGCCGGAAACCGCCTTCACGGATGATGGTGCTGATGCTCTCGCGGTTCAGCAGATTGGCGCGGCAGGTTTCGTCGCCGTACAGGTACTCGATAGCGCGGCCGGTTCCCAGCACATTGGCGAACTCGGTGTTCGACGGCGAGCACCAGAAACCGCCGTTGCCGCTGCCCCGCTGGCCATCCTTGGCGGCGAACAGGCCAGCGACGGCGGCCGACGCCGGCAGCAGGGTTTCGGAACTGGTGATGCTGTCCCATACCTTGATGCCGCCCGCGTCCACCATGTACAGCCGCTTGCTGCCGAACAGCTGGGCATACTTGATCGCCTCGTCGTCGGTCGTGTTCGGGCCATCGATGATGGCGACGGCCCGCAGCCGGTTCGCCAGCACATCGAGCGCCGCCGCGACAGGCTGCTTGGACGAATGGCCCGGCGCCACCAGCAGACGCGGATGCAAACCCAGCTCGCTCTTGGCGCTCAGCAGCGCTTGCAAGCCGGTCCGGCCGCCGCCGGCCAACTCGCCGCCAATCACCGCGCTCATCTGCTCAGCATCGGTCTTGGCCTTAGTCACCCCGACCGCCACCACCGCGGCGGCGGTCTTGTCGAAGATGGTTTTGAGTTGGCGGAAAATCGGGCTGTTTTCGCCAAAGGCTTCAGCCGCCTCTCGCTTGTTGGTCAGCTTGACCGGCGTATTCGGCTGCGCCAGGCCGGCACCGGGCTCAAACAGATCCACCAGACCAATGATGGACGACGACGGCAGCGCAATGGTGCGCGGCCCGGTTTCCACCAGCGTTACCGTGACACCATGGTAAAGATCAGACTTGGGCATTACTTACTCCAGTTCAAGGAAATAGAAACGACAAACCCCGCATTTGCGGGGCTTGTTATTGAGCTGATGGCTCCGGCGGCCAGGCTATCGTCGCAGGGTAGTCAGGCTGCAGCGGCACTCGGGACAACTCCACCCGATAGCGTCGCCAGGCTGCCAGTAGCATGGACTCGGCCGGCGTCGCCATGTCCAGATCGGTGGCGTCTTGCAGCGGCACGATGGCGGCGTCCGCCTGGCCGCGCCGGGCGGCGATTTCCGTTTCCACCGCGGCGCGCTGTGCGGCCGCCTCGGCGGCGTGGTCAACGCGCCAGCTTGCGCCATCCCACACGCCAAACGGCGGCGGCGCCAACTCAGTCGCGCCCAGCGCCTCCGGCGTGTCGCCCAGCTGCGCGGCAATCGGCTGCGCCGTGGCGGTATCCCACAGCGGTACCGCGCGCCAGTCCGGCAGCAGCTGCCAGCTGCCGCCCAGGATGCAATGGGCGGGGATGCGGCCATCGTCGGTACGCCACACCGCCGCCTGACGTGAGGCGGCCGGCGGCGGCGCATCCGCAGCAGCCCAGGCAGGGACAAGATAGACCTCCTCCTCCAGCTCCAGCGGCGAGCGTTGCGCAGTCGTTTGCCCGACATATTCGCCAGTATCGGCGCTATAGCAATACACGATTTTTTTATCAGCCATGGGGTTCTCCTCAGATTTTGATGCAGGCCAGGAGCGCGATATTGCGGGGGCGGGACTCACTGCCGCCGGAGCCATACGTGGCATAACGAAGCTGCCGGCCCGTGCCGAATTCGGTCAAAAATTCATTGGATGTGTGCCTGGCGCCGGCATCCAAGCCGGTGCCGCCGTTGTCGGTGCGCACGGTATCCCCACCCGTTGTCGAGCCGGGTGTCGGGATGGCGTGATCGTGCCAGAGGTTTTGAGACGCCTGGCCGGACCCGAACACACGGGAGGCATCGACGTTGCGCCCAGCATCCCAACCGCGGACGAACTCCCCTCGCAGGTCAGGGACGCCAAACGTAGTCCGGCCATCGCCGGCTCCGAACCTATCACCAATGGCCGCAAACAACGCGGCATAGGCAGTCCGCGCGACATCCTGAGCGCCGGCGCAGATGAGCCAGCCAGGCGGCGGCGTATCGCGGGCGAAATAGGCGATCTGACCAGGCGGCGTCGCGGCGGCAATGCCATCCTGAATGGCGGCCGCATCTGCCAGGCGCCGCCAGGGGTTCCATCGCCCCTGATAGCGGCAGCGGTGCCAGAAGCCGCCATCCGCAAACGCCTGATAGACCTGATAAACGAATTCGCCGGCCTGGCGCACCGTTAAATTGCCAGCCTGCGGGCAGGGCCAGTTTTTGCCATTGGCGGCGTTGACGTTGGCCGGGTTGGGATAGCTGCCACTGGCGATGATGGTGTCCAGATCCACCGGCGCCGCAATATCTGGCTGCAGTTGCAGTGCATCCGTAATGCCATATCCGGCCAGGGTGGCACCTCTGTCAGCCTTGTTTGCAACCTGGGCCGCCAGTTCGTTTACCGCCGATGCCGCCGCAAATTTCTCGCGTAGCCATGGCACGTCCGCCGCCTCCAGCGGCCGGCCGGCGATGACACGGCCCTTGGCATCGACCGTCACCACGCCATAGCTGCCGGCGCCCACACCGGTATTGGCCAGCGTCATTGCGGCACTGGCATTGCCGCTGCCGTCGAACGTCACGGACCATGCGCCATCGCCCGTCATGGCCAGATTGCGCGGCGCGGCCAGGTGCTCGGCGCTCTTCGCAGTCAGCGCGCCGGATACCAGGTCGTCAACTTTTTTCTTGAGAAACCCTGTCCTTTCCACCAACTGCTCAGCCTGACGGTTCGAGATACCACCAGCGCCAGCCTTGACGCGATCGGTCAATTCCAGCTGATAGACACCGGGAAATCCCGGGTTAGCAGGCTCTATTAGGTCAGCCATCTATGCTACTCCGAAGGTGTAAGCGCCGTCATAGGACGCCATATCGTTGTAAATCAGATCCGCCGCAGAGAAGTCCAGGCCGAACAGCACGCAGCGCGCGGGCGCGATATCCGCCAAAAGCGCGCGGGCCACGCCGGCTTGCTCAACACTCAGCAGCTTGTCGATGCGAACGCGGTATTCCGCCCAGCCATCCGGATCGCCGTAGCTGGCGAAACCGTCATATGCGCCAGTGCCGTCATAGCGGTAGCCGCCCGTCCCCTCGTCAATCGCCACCTCGCCCAAGCCCAAATCCCGGAACACCTGGCGCACGGCGGCAATAGTCCCTTTCCGGCGATGCACATCGAACGACGAGGCAATCAGCGCCCGCTGCTCCGCTTCCGTCCGTGCCGCGTCGAATTGCTCGACACTGCGCGCCCAGGCCAACCACGGCAGCACCACAGCAGGACAGCGCGCGCTGTCAGCCAAACCACGCAATGCCGACGCATCCAGATTCAGCGCCAACGCATCGGCCAACGCTGCCTCCAACGCCGTCCTATTCGGTGGCAACAGATGACGGCTCATGGCGGCGTCACCTCGACCGACGCACAGTCGGGATACTGGCCAACCTGACACATCACATCCTCAGCCGGGCTCACGATGTTGACGCGGTCCACGCCCGCGACATGCAGGGCGGCGCTAATGGCCGACCGCGGCATGCTGCCTCCGATTTTTCGGCGCTTGGCCTGCACCTCGGCCAGGCGCTTGCGCGCGCCGGCAAGCCCGCCACTCACGGCCTCGCCGCCCGGCTGATAAACAATGCTGGCGACAATGGCGTATGGCCGCGGCTGCGCGGCGGCTACCTCGACCGTATCGCACAGCGGCCGGACATTCTCGGCATTGAGCGCCGCCTCCACCGCCCCCAGCAACGCAGGGCCGGCAACACCATCTCTTGCCAGCAACCAGACACGCACCCGGCCAGGCTCTGGCGTCTCAATCTCGACATCCTCCACTTCAGCCGACGCGCTCAGCGCGTGATAGCGATACGCGCCGCGAGGGCCGGCAACCGCCAAGCCTTCGGGCGCCATCTGTGTCCGATAGCGCAAGCGCTCGTCGTCTTCCCACACATCATCGGTCGGCGGTTCCGCGTCCGGGTCGCCGCGCTGCACCAGCAGCCGCGACACGCCGAAGTCAGCCGCCCGATGGTCCAAGTCGTCACCGCGCGCATAGGCCAGCATGCTCGCCGTGGCTGCGTCGTTGATCCGCGCCCGGCCCATCAACTCGTCATAGGCGGACAGCTCCAACAACTTGACCACCATGTCGGACTCCAAGACCGCCGTATATTGTGGATACAGCGCCTGAAACCTCGACAACTTGGCCGCGTAGATCGCCTCATAATCCAACGCCTCAACCACCTGCGGCGGCGGCAACTGCGGCAAATCAATCATGTGGTCACCTCAACCGTCACTTCGCCAATGTCCTGATAATCGCCCTCGATGCGCACCGTGAACCGCCCATCCAGAATCGAAACCAGCACCACGCGCCGCAGCTTCAACCGCGGCTCCCACCTCGCCAATGCCCGGGCCGCCTCAGCCTGCACCGCGGCCACCCAGCCGGCGCCGCCAGGCTGGTCAACCATGCGCGGCAACTGGCTGCCGTAGTCTGGCCGCTGGCGCCGCGTGCCAAGCGGCGTAGAAAGAATGTCCGCTATCGACTGCTGCAAATGCGCGATGCCGGAAAGCGGCTGGCCGGTTTCACGATTCATTCCCAGCAGCGACATAGCCTTACCCCACCGGAACGGCTACAGATTCAAAATCCGCATGATCCGTTAGGAATTGCAACGCCTCATCCGTCATGGCTACAGCCTGACCACCCGACACACTCAGCACTTCACCACTTGGCATTACCAACGTTCGCGATTTAAAAACCAAGTCTTTAAAAACCACCGGCAGAGATACAACTTGACCTTTGACTTTACTCACGACACCCCCAATAAAAAAGCCCCGCACCTGCGGGGCCTTTTAGAATAAATCTATCAATCACTACCAACTCTAACAAATACAGAATTTGGTTTAGCCTGAAAATCTTGTCCAAATTGGCAATTGTGCTCATGACACATTGGCGCAATAAACGTCCGAAATCCACCACTTTTCTTGGCGACATGATCTAATGTAACGTGCGCGCCATCTGTTGCGACTTTCTTACAGCCCAAAACAAAGCAAGTAATAACACCAGAGACCCCGGAATGATTACTCCAATGCTCTATCCAGGAACCACACGGACAGTCATCCTCTCCAGTACCCTTTTCATTAGTCATGGTTACTGAATCACTACACTGCAAAGTCCCAGACATACGCAGCCCTCCTAACTTCATGCAAATGCATGCCGTTACAGTATGGACTAGTAAACTAGTATCAACACTCCGCCTCACCCAACAGGAGCACTCGTCCTCTCCCCATCCCCCTGTTCCATATGCGTATGGCCTTGCAGGCTGATGCCGCCAGCCGTCACATCTCCAGCCGCCTGCACCGATCCTCCAAACGAGGCATTTCCACCGCCGCCACCAGCGCCCTGCGACAAACCACCGCCGATTTTCAGATTGCCGGTCACTTCCGCTTCTGGGGCATCCAGCTTGATGCTTGCTGCCTTGATCGTCACCGCCCCGCCGCTTTCGATATCCACCGCCTCGGCATTCTTCAGCGTCACTGTCTTGGTCCCGTTGACCAGCAGCGAGCCGGCGGCGTGGTCGTACTCCAGCACCGCGCCATCTGGCATCAGCCAGCCCACCACATCCGGCCGACCGTCACCCGGGAAGGCGTCCGTGTAAAAACCGACCAGGGCGAAGCCCTGCGCCGGATCGCCGGACGGATTGAGCAAAACCGCCTGCTCTCCCACGCTGGGCGGGCGCCAGTGGCGGGCCTTGCCTGCGGCCAACGCCAACCACGGTACCCAATCCGATGCCCAGCCGTCCGCCTCGATCCGCACGCGCGGCGGCTTCAGCTGTACCGCGCACACCGAACCCGGCATCACCAGATTAGACATTTGGCGGTCCAGCTCCGACATCTCGTAGCTCATACCCCCTCCGCAGGCGGCGTATCGCCGGCCGGGCCGCCGCCCCACACTGGCGCCCGCGGCTCGGTCAAATCCGCTTCTTCGCCAATGTCGACTTCATGGGTCCACTCCACCAGCCACACCAGATAACCTTCCAGCTCCGGCCGGCTGAAGCCGTCCGGCACCAGGCGCCGAATCTTGGCCGGCGCAACAGACTCCAGACCGAAGCCATGGGCTCGATGCACCTCCAGCGCCACCCGCGCCGCCAACTGGCGAATCAGCAATTCCGCATCCACCAGATTCGGGTCCAGAATGACGCGGGCCTGCATGGTGGCCACCAAGCCTAGTTGGTTGTTGCCAGGATCGATGCCCGGCGCAAACTCGTCCAGCTCCAGCGACACCATAGGCAACTGCATGCCATCTTCCAACGCCGGATACAGCGCCACCGAGACGGCCGGCGCCAATGCCACCCGCAACCGGTCTTCTATCGTTTTTTGAAGTGCAATCATCCCGTCACCTTGTGTAGTTCCCAGCGGATTTCTTGTTCCAGCACCACCAGCAGGCGAGCTTCCGCTTGTGCCGCCACCTGCCGAAACACGCGCTCCGCCGCCTCATCCCACTCGAACATCACCTTCGCGTATTCGCCGCGATCACGCCCCGTCCGACGATAAACGCCATTCGGATCGCGGTACTTCATCACCCAGGCGCCAGGGAAGCGATGGCGGCCAGCAGTAACGCCGGTTCGCGTCTGCCGCACCCGCCCCAGGCGGGCCGCCTCCAGTGGATTGATGCCCAACCAGACCTTGCCTTGCATCAGGCCGCGCAAGAAAAAGTAAAGGCGCTGCTTGAGCACCTTGGCCGGAATCTTGAGTTCGCCGGACAGCTGGCGAGCAACGTGGGTTTTGATCCACTCGCCCGTTTTGCGTAAGGCCCGCCGCCAAGCCTGGCGGATGGCCTCTTCACGCAAGCCGGCCGATAGGACCAGCACCGGCCGAATGTCGAACTCTGATTTCATGCTCAGCATCGCGCCCTCACTATTTCAGGTTGTAGACTGAACCATCCTCGGCACCGGCCGGGCCGCGCTGCCGCAGTATCAAGGCGGTCCAGCCCGACCCATCCGGGTGATGGTTCACCACATCAAACTCACCTTCCCGCGGCACCATCAACACCGCCTTTTGCGGGGCAAAGGCCGCATCGCCGTCGCGGACGCTGAAATGCGGTTCGCGGATGCTGGCGCGGCTACCGCCCAAGGCCGGCGCCAGCCACGGCGCATAGAACATGCCGCGCAGCTCGCGCGCGCCGACATAGGCGACATCCCCCAGCCGATCCAGCACCACCGCGTCCATGCCGGCCACCAGCGCGCGAAAATCGGTCATTTCGCGGTCAGCTTGATGACGGCGCCGGGATTGGTGCACAGGTTGATGGGATTGGACTGCGATTCGATTTCCACGCCCTTGCCGTGCTTCATGACTTCCTGACTGGTGTAATACGGCAGGCCGTTGGTGTTAGCCGTGTCGATATGGTCGGCCGGCGCATAACGGGTAATGAACAGCTCCGGCACGCCTTCCGGAATCGCATAGGCCTCATCATCGCCAATGAAACCAACCGAGCCGACCTTGCCGCGATAGCGCTCCCACACGATGCCGGCGTATTCGACAGCATCGCGCGGATCGCCACGCAACGCCGCTGCCAGCGCCGCGTCTCGCGCCGAATCGGAAAATGCCTTGTTCCCCTGAAGCTTGGCCCAAAAGGTCTTGCCACACAACGCGCGCACGCCGGTATGCGGCGTCGCGCCCAACGCATCCTCGACAGCTTCATGCACATCCAGTGACTGAATGCGCAGCGTATCCTTCCCCAGGTCCAGCTCGATGGATCGCTGTTTCAGGCCGAAGGTTTGGTATACGTCCAGCAGTACCGTTTTACCGTCCGCATCCAGGATCTGCCCCTTGATGGCGCCGATGCGGTGATACTCGTTGGTCACATCAAGTTGGCGGCGATGCTTGGCCTGGCGCTTGCCTACCATGCCAAGCACCGACTCAAGTTCGGTTTCACTGCCGAACTGGCGCAAGCTCTGCACCTCGTCCGCCTTGATGGTGGACTGTTGCGGCAAATGGATAGTGTTGACCGGGATCAGGGTACGGCGGGAACCGCCGACCACCTGGCCAGCCACACCGCGTTCGCCAGCCGAAACCAGCGCCAGCGTGTCGCCATCCTTTTCGATCTGCGCAGTCAGCGTGGTGATGCCCTCTTCATGGAACAGGCCCAGGCTCGCCAGCCGGCTCGGCGTGTGCGGCAGCTCGTTGATGGCGGCCGTAAGGCTGGCCATGGAAAATGCGTCGTCGTTGAAAATATCGATACTGGCCATGTGTCAGGCTCCAATGAAAAAGCCCCGCCAGGGCGGGGCTTGGAATGTCGGGAAATGCGCGCTTAGCGAATGACGATGAACAGCGCGGCCAGCGCAGCCGTGGCCGCTGCATCCAGGCCGGTCAGCTGCGCGCCGACCACTTCGGCCAGCCGCGCCACGGCGCCGGCATTTTCTGCCACGCCGCGTTCCGGCTGCGGGGCATAGAGCACGGCCGCCGCCGGCTTGGCTTTCGCCTTGGCCGAATCGTAGGGCTCGAACTCCTTGGTATCGGGGTTTTGCGCCAGCAGCTGGCCGGCAGGCAACGCCGGGCCGGCGGCCAGCTTCACCATGTCCATACTGAGATTGCCCACCGTGGACAACAGAAACTCGCCGGCTCGCGGCGCTTGGTTCTTTGCAATCATCGTGACACCTTGTTGTTTGCGCCTTGGCGCTTTGCGTAAATCTGCGATGCGGACGGGCCGCGGTTGACGGCAACCGGCGACGGCGAGGCCTCCGGCACTACGTTGTCCAACTCCTCACCGGCATTGATTACCAGCTTGTCGAACAACCGCGCCCGCGCGGCATCCTCCGACACGCCGGACGCGATCAGGCTGTTGGCCAGCTCCGGCAGCTTGGCGGTCAAGCACAGATTGCGTACCGCCACCGCCTGCTCTACGCCGCGGCGAATCTCAGCCTCATTGGCCATGCGGCTGGCACTTGCCACCGCCGCCACCGCTTCGGTCGGCAACTTCGCCTCCAGGCACAGCCGCGCCAGCAGGTTGACCAGCTCGACACCGCCCGCCGCCGGATCTGCCGGCACAACCGGCGCCGGCGGCGTTTCGCCTTGCAGCGCCGCCAGTAAAGCCGCTGGCGCATTGCGCATGCGGCCGATGCTGGCGCGCTGGCCGGCGCTGGCAGTCAGCTTGACGCTGTCCGTCACCTCATCCACCAGGCCCAGCGCCAACGCCTCTTGCGCCGTGAGCCAGGTCGTGGCGTCCATCATCCGGCTCAACTCGTCTTCAGCCAGACTCGGCGCCTTGGCGCGGTATGCTGCGATCAAACTGGCCTTGGCCTTGTCCATCATGTCGGCCAGCGTGCGCAGGTCGTCGGCTTCCCCGCTGGCGTACTCGATGCCGGGGTTGTGGATCATCATCATGGCGTTGGCCGGCATCACCACGCGATGCGCGCCAACCGCGATCACGCTAGCAATGCTGGCGGCCACGCCGTCAATCCGCACCGTCACCCGTTCGCCGTAACGGCGGAAGGCATTGTGAATCGCCAGGCCGTCGAACACGTCGCCGCCGATGCTGTTGATGCCGACCTCAATGGGCCGCAGGCCGTCGTCGGCCGCCTTCAGCTCGCGCAGCAAGTCGGCGGCGCGGATGCCCCAGAAGCCGATTTGGTCGTATAGCTCGACCTCCAGCGGCTGGCCGGCCCCGGCCGCCTGATTGCTGATTCGATACCAGCCATCGCCTTCGGGGTGCGCCGATGGCGTGGCCATATTCACCACTCTCGCTTGTCTCGTCATTTCTCTTCCTCAGATAAGCCGCTCTTGCCCCAATTCACGCGGGTCGGAGTCGTAATGCAGCCCCAGCGCATCCGCGCGGTCGTTGTCTTCTTTCGCCTCCCGGTCTATCGCGTCGGGATCGCGGCCACGCCGCAGCAGCACGCCGGTCCGGCTGTCGAAACCACTACGCACCGCCATCCGGTCGGCCTGCACATCCTGAACCGGATGAATGTAGGCCCAGCCCTGCGGCACCCAGCGCGCGCGCTGATAGCGTCGCGGATTGGTAGCGAAGCCAGGCAGATCCAACGCGCCGGACAACACCGCCATCCGCAGCCAGGCCTGATACACCGGCCGGCAGAACTGATGCACGAAAACGGCATGCTGCCGCTGCTCCACTCGGCGCCGGAACTCGTTGAGGATGACGCGAATCACCCGGTCATTGATGTTGCGCAGATCGCCGGTCAACAGCTCGTAAGGCACGCCGCTGCCGACAGCGGCGGCGGCTAGTTGCTGGCGCATGAACTCGTCGTAGTTGTTGCCGGCGTCCGGCGGCTGGCTGAATACCACATCCTCGTCCGGTCCCAGCTCCTGCATCGTGCCGGGCTCCAGCCCGACCATGGGCGCGAAGTCCCGCTCCCCCTGCATGCCAGGCTCACCCGGATACTGCTGGGCGCTGGGGTTGCGGCGGATGAAACCAGCGAACAGATTGGCCACTTCCTGACGGAACAGCACCGCATCGTCGAACTCATCCAGACTTTTCAGGCGATGCAACACCCGATGCAGCATCGGCACGCCGCGCAGCTGGCCCGGCCGGGTCGGATCGTAAACGTGCAAGACCTGCTCCGCCGGCACCCGCACCAGGCTGTTATATTCGCCGCTGCCAGCCCCCTCCCCGGGATGGCTGCGATACATCCAGTAGGCCACCCGCTGGCCGATGCCGTTGAACTCGATGCCCTGCCGGATGCGGTTGCCATTCGGCGCCTGGCCGCTCTTGTCGTGCGGCACAAACTCCGCCTCCAGCAGCTGCACTTGCAGCGGCACGGATAAACCATCCTCAAGCCGGCGGGGCCGCAGCCGCGCAAACACCTCGCCGCCCTCGAAAGTACCCTGCGCAGCCAATGCCTGTTGCCCGTAGAAGTCCAGCACGTTGTCAGCGTCCGACTCCTCGCACCAGTCCTCCCACAGCTCGCTGATGGCGGCGCGAATAGCCGGATTGGCATTGCTGGGCCGCGGCACGATGCCGGTCCCAATGTGGTTCGATACCTGCTTGTCGATGGCGCCGCCGGCATAGGGATCATTGCGCACCGCGTGGCGGCTGCGGTTGCGCAACGTCTGCAAGCCGGTTGTGCTGGCCTGCGCCGGCCCGCCGCCGCTGGGCTGCCAGTTGATAGACCGCCGGCCCTGGCCTGCGCCGTCATAGGCGGCCTTAAGCCGGACAGGCAGCTGAAAGCCGCGCCCGGCCAGAGTCGGATAAGCCATTTAGAACCCCTTGCCGGCGTGATAGAAACGGACATAGCCGCCGCCGGCTCGTCGCGTCAGCTCGTGCTGAATCTGGTTCCTTACCCGCATCAGTTCGTCCACGCTGCGATACTCAACCCGGCGGTCTTGGTACTGCACCACGCGCTCTCCAAGCGCCAGCGCCGTCTCTACCGCCGTCAAATCTGCTTGCGAAAATGCCATGTCAGCGCCGCTTCAAATAGCCCGACCGCGCGACGCGGCGCGGCGGGACAGGGTTAGAAACAGAAACCCCGGCGCTTGAGGCCGGGGTTTCATTGGATATTGCCGTGTTGTCGGTTTCAGGCGGGCCGCTATCGAACAGCCCGGTTTGCGCATAGCGCATTTGCAGCCGCTCCCAATCGGCCAGGCCATACTTGTGCAGGCCCATGTAATGCGCCATCGCCAGGTTGTAGACGGACAGGTCCAGCACCTCATTACGCGCGGCGTTGGGCTTCACCCACTCTTCGACGCGGCGGCCCTTCACGAAGCGAACCAGCTTGCGCTCAGCCGTGTGCTGATCGTAGAAATCGTCGGGCAAGTCGCGGCTGAAGTGCATCGCGCCCGGACCTTCCAATAATTGGAAACGGTTGTAGATCCAGTTTTTTGCCGTGTCGGTTCCGACATGCCACAGCTCAGCGCCGCCGGCCTCTGTCCGCCCCTGCCAGGTCACATCGACCTTGCTCGCGGCCGCGGCGATCACTGGCTTACCCGGCTTGCTCGCCCCCTTGACCGCGAATACATTGCGCCAGCGCCGCACGCGGCAGAACTGGTAGACCTCTTGCGTGTGATGGCCGCCCGAGTCAACCGCCGCCGCCGCGATCTTCATCCGCTGCCCGTGAGGGTGAACAAACTCCGACAGCAAGGCCTCATCAAGCGCCTGCCACGTCTGCTCCTCGGCCGGGTCGCCCATGATGACCTGATGATCGATCACCCAGCTTTCCAGCCCCACGCCCCAGCCCCTCACCAGCATTTCCAGCCGGTTATGCTGCGTGTCCACCGCCGCAGTCAGCATCAAGACCCCCCTGGGGATGCTGCGCAAGGCGTAGTCCTCGGCACGGGCCTTCAGATCCGCGCCGCGCGTCCGCTCCTGCGTGTTGCTCCACAGCCTGGCCAGGCGCGTGTTATAGAAAACCTGCATCGGGCCAGGATCGCCCGCGTTCAAAGCAATACTTGCCTTGTCGTGTTGACTCATCAATTCTCCCCAGCTCAGCCAGCCCAGCGGGCTATAGAGCGCGCTGATGCAATAGGACACGGTTTTGCCGTCGCCTTTGGCGGTGGCCACCCACTGGCCACCGGCCAGCATGGCTGTCTTGTGATGCTCGTCGATATGGACGCCGCAATGCTTGCAGACGTAGACCGCTGCGCTCGGGTCATCTTCCGACCGACGCAAGTTCTCGAACTCCAGCACCTGGCGTTCATCGCAATGCGGACAGGCGACGTTGTAATAACGCTGGTCGCCATCGAGAAACAGCTTGTGAATCCGGCTCGCCTCTTCCACCGTGGGCGAGCTGGAATAGTAGAGTTTGGCATTGCGGCCGAACGTGGTTGTTCGGGCCTCGGCCAGCTCGACCGGGTCGCCCTCGCCGCCGACGTCACCATCCCAGCGATCCACCTCGTCACCATACAGATAGCGCACCGAGACTTCCGCCAGGTTGGCGGCGCTGCCGGCCGTGGTGATGAATAGCGAGCCACCGGGAAACTGCTTGGTGTCCATCGTGTTGCGGCTATCGCGCGAGCGGGCCGGCGGCACCTTGGCGCGCAGCTCCGGAACACAGTCAATGTTCTTTTCGATCCGGTCTGACAGCCGCTTGGCCACACTCAGTGACGGCTCAAGCGCCAGGATGTTGCCGGGCGCCATGTGGATCAAGGCGCCTATCCAGTTCAAGGCCACCTGCGTCTTGAGCATCTGCGATGCGCCCATCACCACCACGCGGCGGCACGGATCTTCAGGCGACAGCTTGCGCAGCACTTCCCGCGCATACGGCGTCCGCTCTACGCGGTACTTGCCGGGCTCGGCGGCGCCGGCTTCCGGGCTGATGCGCTGGAATTCTTCCGACCAGTCATCGACCCATAGCGCCGGATCAGGCGTCATCCCGGCGCGCCAACCCGCCATGTAGGCGGCGTGTCCGTCTGCATACATGGCGGTTACTCCTAGTCACTCGTCAGGCCGTCATGGCCTTCTTCAATTCGTCCTCCCCTAGTCGGGTCGCATCGGTTAACACCTGGCGTAGGCGATCCGCCAAATAGCGCTCGATCTGCCAAGAGTCCGTCATGTTCGCCAGCTCGCTGGCGATCTGCGGCGGCAAGCCCAACAGCGAGTCTCGCACCATACGCCCGCCGCGAAACGCCGCCGCCTCCACCGCCTGGCGCTCCACCGTATTGCCGCAAGTGCGCTCATACTCGGCCTTGATCGTCAGCGCCGAGTAGTATTCTTTTGCCGCCCTCGCGGCCTGAAAATCTACCGCCCCCGTCAGCGGTGGCGGCGAGCCACCAGTAGGCTGAACCGGCGCGGCATCCTGCGGCGCTTCATCGTCCTCGCTCGCATAGACCTCGCGCTTTACCCGCGCAGCTCGGTGGCGATCCGCCACCCCGGCCTTCGACGGGTCCGCCGTCTTACCGATCTTGGCCAACGTGGCCTCTACATCCACTTTCTTGCCGTCCGGCGCCATCACTAGCCGGCCCTGACTGCCCAGCTTGCTGACGTAGCTGGGCGCCCAACCCTGCGAATCCGCAAAGGCCTTTTTGCTCAGGTAAGTCATTTTTTCACCTCGATTTCACCCACCCCCCATCCGGTGAAATTTCACTAACTTTCAGAACCTGCCGCTAAAAAAGTCTCGAGGGTCCACCGCCCCGTGAGGCCTCAGACTTTGCCAGGGTCCCCCGCGTTTTGCCACTGACCGTCTCACCCGCCCCGTTGTTGCCATCCCCCCAAAACGACAACGCCCCGGCCAAAGACCGGGGCGCTGCTAAAAGAAAACTGTGATGACTAACTCCGCCAATGCAAAAAAGCCAAAGCGGTTTGCTTGAGCTTCAGACGTACCCGTGGCGGCGTTGACGGCATGTTAGTGAGGAATTACTCAAGCACCGAACAAGGACCGAAACTACGTATAGTACAGTCAGTACAGATCGCTCTCCCTTATTCACTACCACCACTCCATCTCAAAAAACTGAAATATCAAACCTTGAAGCAAGAAATTTGGGACAGAAAATTCCACAACTTAACGCCACCACCAATTCAACATTGACTCGCCTTCAACCATCACCAATCAAACAAAGCTGTTACTTAAACGTCACAATCCCATAAAAATATCATCGTCATATTGACACCAAATTACTTATTTGCGAGTCTAAAAGCGGGGTAACGACTCCCGCCCACCATCCAACATAGCTGACAAGAGCACTACCTTACGCATACAAATAGCCCGTGAGGATATTTAATTAAAAGCAGGAGCAATCGTGGCATTACTAATCATTAAAGCCGTCGCTTCCTTTTTAGTTTCACTAGCAATATTTTCGACCATTCTCTACTTTACCGTTGTCTTTTACTCTCCACATGATGCAGCGATTGACATCTCCAATGTAATTATAAAGTCCATACCAGCATCAATTTTACCAACCATAGCACTTTTCTTTTTCTTAAAAAAAAGGGATCGAAAATGAAAGAAATGTCATTAAGTGAAGTTGAAGAGGTTTCGGGCGGCAGTCGCGCTACCGATTGCGGAAATCAAGTCATGATCGGCGCAGCATTTGGGATGGGCTTTGGTGCCTCGGCCGGAGCCGCAATAGGCCTGCTCGGCGGCCCTGCAGGCTCCGTATTGGTAGGCTATGCTGGCTCCATGATTGGTTCGCTTGTTGGAGGAGCTTGGGCTAGCTCAGGTGGAGCATGCTCCCCTCCCTCTGGCGGCCCTGCGCACTTGGGAATGGTGTACGTTATGCGTTAGCATTTCCGATAACCTAAAAATAGCAGCGCAATGCAGGCAGTTCTCTAGACCATGCCTGCATTTACACTGGCCTTCTTGTGTGCCAGGACTGCCGCCTGACAACTCTGCCGTTTACCCATTTTCCCTCCCTCAATTGTCGATCCCTGACCCGACAGCCCTTTCCACCTCCAATCACTTCGCCCCGGAAGGCCTCAGACTTTGCCAGGCTCCCCACCCTCCAGCTCCAGCCCCAGCCGATCCGCCATCACCAACGCCTCGACCCAGCCACGCTGACACTCAGGCAACGCATCCAGAATGGCCGCGATCTGGCCGGCCGTCTCTTTGACCTCGCTGCGAAACGCTTCCGGCAGCACGCCGAACATTTCCCCGATCCGCTCAACGCTTCTTTGCATCCCCATCCCCCAAAAAGAAACGCCCCGGCTGCAAGGCCAGGGCGCTCAAGGCACGTCAAATCAAGCACAACAACCACACAACCCAGCGCCGAAGCATTAGAAATGCAAAAAGCCCAAGTCGTTAAACTTGGGCTTTGGACGCAATTTGGGTCGCTGCAAAACACATGTTAGTGACCGATTTTCATCCTGTCAAGCGGCCTCCACAAGATTTTCAAAGTAGCATGCGATAACCGGCTCCAGCTTACCCTTAGCGGCGATGAACCAACCAGACAACAACGGTTCAACGGTTTCTCGATAATATCGCTGGTGCGTATCGTACCCATGGCCAAACTTCCACGCCGCCTCGCGTGAGCTACCATCACGTCGCGCCCAGTGTCGCACCCAATAAAGCAAGCCGTCGCGGCCAAACTTATCGCCAGACGGACCAAGGTGGTTCGATGCAAAGCACGCCAAATCCTGGCACACCACCCATCCATCGCGGGGGTCATTGCTCAGCACCTTCCACATCAACGCCAGGTTCCATTCCGGCTTGAGTTCGATCATGGCCAAGTTAATGGCTACCGCCGCCTCATAATCCATCACCGCAGCACCTGCAAACTCGCCGCCTCCAGATTGCTTGCCGTAATCGATGGCCTTACCACCAACAGCAGACAAAACTTCCAATGCTTTGCGTACAACAGAAACCACATCAACTTTTTGATTCACAACTTCGCATTCAATCACTTTATGAACCCCTCATTAACCCACTGAGGAATCCCCTAGCCCGGTCGGCCATACCGCCAGGCTTTATTTAAGCCGCGATTTTACCATGTAAAGGCTGGCAAACCCGAAGGGATTGCCAAACCCTTTATACAAACCTGCCCGCCAACGGCAAGGTCAAGCCTTGGACAAATATCCACTCAACGAATCAGGAACCTCCAAGTGCAGTCCGATAAATGCCTCAGCTGCCAGCTTGCGGCCATATCCATTTGTGGAAGAACGACCTTCTGCCACCTCAACCGCAATCCGGCGCGCCCATGCAATGCCGCTCGCGTTCCCGGAAGACATAGACTTCACAGTGCCACCCAATTTCTGCAGACGCTTTTCAGCATCCTGTCGACTCAACTCCGCAGTCGGCGCCGGAAGGGCATTCTCATCCGACACATCCGGAATGGCTTGCTCATTTCCGGCATTTGCATCCAGCATGGCCCTCCACCGTCCTGCTTGATTACGATAGTCATGTTTCAAAAGTTCTTGACCCATTGCTGCAGCAGCCCAAAACAAGGGCCGATTGGGCCAATTCTGCGCTTTGCGTGCACGGCGATTTCCCATCTCAGCCTGAGCGCGATAGAACAGCGTTTCCGGGTCGCGGCCTACTCCTCCACCGCCTTGGCAACCGCGGATAAACTCGTCGCAGCTAGGCGGGTACTGATAGCGCTCTTGCAGCCCACGCTTGATCTGGTCCGGAGTGATACCAGCAAAATCCAACTCCTCCGCCCAAACCTGCTTGGCGGCCTCTATGCCCGCATCCACCGCGCTGGACATGTCGCCGCCTAGCGAGATGAGATTGCCTCCATGGTCGACAAGCACGCCACTGCGAAATTTCTCGGTGAACTGCGCGCCAAAACGACCAGACAGCCGACGGAAAATTTCGTCCACCCAGCGCAACGGAATGCTGCATGTGGCATTCAGGATCAAGTCAGGATGCATGCTGGATCACCTCTCCGTGGATTTCGCGTTCGGACGAGGGCAGGCCGCGCGGCGGGGGATTCAGAACCGAGCCAAGGGCGGCTTGCTTCGCGCCGGAATGGCCAGCACCAGACCACTGGCCAGCTTGCTGCTGGTCCTTCCCGCTTCCGAAACTACGAGCTCGACGCAGCCACAATTCAAATTGAGCATCCCAGTCAGCCGACATGAGGCCTTTGGCGCGGGCATTGGCCAGGAACATCGCCAACTCATTCCCCAGGTCTAGGTGCTGGTTTGCCGCGATACCGCGGTGCAGCAGGCTCGGCGTTAAATCCACAGGGGCAGAGGTGAGGCCGGCCTCATCCGCTCGCTCTTGAAAACCCTCTCTCGCGAAAGAACCGCTAGGTTCTTGAGAGAGAGAAGAAGATGTAGAAGAAGATGGACGTCCGCCGGCGCGGGGACGCGCACGAGAGGGTGAAGGGTTTGGTGCATCACCTATGTCTTCACCAAAGGGGGGCTTTGGTGCATCAGATGGTGAGCCTTCAGTACCTGATCTTGCCATGCGCTTGTGCTCATCAATCACCATACGCGATGAGTACCAAAGCGGGCCTTTAGTGATGTCGATCAGCGTCACCATTGGGCCTTTCCGGCGGCCTGATACCGGGGTATAAGTGAGGGCTTCATCCAGCAACGTATCGCTGCCTTTGAGCACACCCTTGGCCTGTAGCGACTTGAGGTCGGCCAACTTACAACCAACCGCCTGCGCGATCTCCTTTAAAGACCAACGGAGAATGCCGTACTCCTCGGAGTCGTGCATCAAACACATGATATCCATCCACACGCCTTTTTCGGCGTGAGTGCAGCGGCGTAGATTTGAATTGCCCAGCCAATCCGCCGGGTAGAACTGGAAAGATGGTCGTTTCATCACACACCGCCTTTCCGACCATCTACCAGAGCCACCATCAGCAAGTCATCCACCTGCTCAAGCAGCCTCTCCAGCACGATCAAGGCATTGCAGGCCGGCGTTTCTGCCAGCAGCTCGCCGGACGACATAGCCAGCGTCAGCAGCATCCGCGCCTCTTGCAAACGGACGGCTGCGGTATTCAAGGCATGGGCATTCGCTGCGCAGGTATCGGGGCGCAAAGCGGCGTCGATCAGCGGAGCAATGGAAGGGAAACGGCGCAGGCGCGCCAGAATGTCGGCGTCCGAAGACGCGCGCGGGGAGATAGCGGACATGTCTGTCCTCCTACGAGATTTGTTCAAGTCCCCCTCTGCCTTGTTCAAGGGCAAAAGGGTGCCGGGTGGTTGAACACCGCTCGTAGACGGCCGATTGCTTTTCCCTTGCGGGTCTTGCATGGCAACCGCCACCCGACATTGACCGGAGGCAAGGCGGCGCAAAGCCGCCTCACTGGAAAACGTGGGCGCAAAAATACCGCGATTCAGTCGCGGGGCACTGCTACGAGTAGGTGTGTTCAGCACCTGCTCAGCAGTATAAGGGTTTGCGTAATTGCGATCAATGCGCAGGCCATCCCAGCCGCGCAATGCATGGGCGCCGGGCGGTTGAACGCCGCCACGAGTCGGCCGATTGCTTTCCCCTTTCGGGTCTTGCATGGCAACCGCCGCCCGGCATGGATCGGAAGCGCGGCCAATCGCCGCGCTCAATGTAGGGGACGCGATTTTACCGCACTCGCCGCCCTTCTGATATCCCTTATGGGTACTCGTTCCCTGCTGGTTCATTTTCCATTTCCCTCATCGGGAAGGTGCAGAAGGCTCTCTGCCTGCCATCCGCCCCCTCACGTCGGCCAACAGCAATCAAGCCGTCAGCCTCAAGTCGCTTCATCGCTTTTCGGACCTCTTCCAGCTCTTTATCGTCCGCATAACGTGGCGCGCTGGATTCACCCAGCGAGTTCCGCATCACCAGACGGTCGCCGGTCACTTCGCAATACCGGAGCCAGCCCCGAACCTTATTCGCCAACTCACCGTATCGAACCACCACCTCTCCGCCGTCCAGAGCGAAAGCCCGCAGCCCCAAATAGACCTTCACGTCATAAGGCTTACGACAAAACAAAAAGCGGAGCTCGCGGCCTGAAAGCGTGACATCCAGAATGTTCGCCGCGCTATTTCCGTAAAATTGATGAAGCTCTTTCATTTTTTTAATTCCATTTGCAAGAACGAAGGGGGCGTAATTATCCCGTTCAAGTTCCACAAATCAAAGCCATTTCTTACAACAACTTGCAAAGCCACCTACACTCGTCTGCGCGCCGCCGCCAAAGCGGCCTCACGCGGGTTTTCATGCGTTTCCAACACCAACGGCGGCAAACTCGCCTCAGAGCCCAGCCCGCCTTCTTTCTCGGCCCGCTCGACGTCCCAGCAATAGCCCTTGCCATGCACCAGAGCCAAGCGCGCCCGTTCCGCGCGGCGCATTGCCGGGGTCGGCAACTGGCGGATATATCTCGCATCCGCGGAAACATCACCGCTCTCCTTGCACCACATCCCCGTCCACACGCCGCCTTATCTCCATCTCGCCAAGCATCCGCGCCAGGTCTTGCAGGAAAGCGCGCCCCTCTTCGCGCCGCCGATCTGGCGACGTCTTGCGCACGCGCCAGGCGCGCCGCTGCAATACCATTTGGCGGACGCTGACCGTCATGCCGCGACTTCGCCTAAGCGGCTTTTTACGAAGTGGACTAGCTCTTGCTGCGCGCTGATCGACTCTTCCACCTCCGCCAACGCCGCGCGCAACTGCCCCGGCGTCATGCCCTCGGACAACTGCGCAAATGCCGCCAGCCCCTCCCCCGACTCCTTGCACGCCGAAGCCATCAGCGCCGAGTGACAAGAATCGGTTTCCTGCTGGACCAGCAGCGTCGGAGCCATGCCAAGCGGCGCCAGCAACTCGGCCACGCACTGCAAGCGCAAGTTTTGCGGCAGCGCCATCAACACCGCCGGAATCAGATTGGCGGGCAGCAATACCGTCCCTTTGGTTTGGTCATCCAGCCAGCGCCAAACCCGATCAGAATTGTTCTTCAAATGGCGGTAATCATCGCCATCAATCACAAAGTCCATCGGCCATACCCGGTCAAACCGCCCGGCAAAATAGGCCTCGACCACGCATGCCGCCGCAACCTGATGCGTCATGCCCTGCTGACGACGCCAGAGGTCTACATGCTCCCGAATCGCACCAATCACGGTTTTCTGCGAACTGTTTCGCATGCTTTTCATTTTGGGCCTCGCTATAGTTGGACTCACCCGGCATAAGACCGGGCGGAAACGAATAAAAAGCGCCGGAAAACCGGCCAAGCACCTCGTCGTGGGGGACGGGGCGCGGGGAAATCATTTCAATCGCTGACGCAAGTAGCCCCAATCAAATTCGGGGCATAACACCTCCATCGAAACAGCCCCTTGGCTCTCTCGATCAACCGCAACGGCAAGCCAGGCCTTGGCACTCTTGCCATTGCCGTTGCGGTTGTAGGCGATCGACTTCAGGTAGTTCAGCGACGTGCCGCATCGGGCGGCAAATTCGGAACGGCATTGGTCATCGCCAAGGCCGCGCAAAAAGTCTTTGAGTGTCATGGAAGAGGATGATAACCACATGGATTCTTATAATCAATACCCCAACGGAGACTTACCAAAGGGTTATGCATGCGGTTCAATCACCCTCATGAAGCACACCATCAGACGCGAACGCCTGCAGCAGCTCATTAACGAGCGCTTCAATGGCAATAAGGGCAAGTTCGCCGACTTCATGGGCAAAGCGCGGCCACAGATCTATCGCTTGTTTTCGGAAGGCGAACACCGCCGGGACATTGGCGAGGACATGGCACGCGAGATTGAAGAGAAAGTCGGCCTTGCCAAATTCCAGCTCGACCAGCCACTTGAAGGCGACGCCGCCGGAGACGGCGCCGACGCAGATATCAACCTGCAAGCCTTGCCGGCAGAGCTGCAAGAACTGGTCAAAGACCTGTACAGGGCTTACCTTGCCCAATCCTTGAGCCCCAAGCTGATAGAAACCATGCGGACCCTAACCCAAAGTTTCGGCCACGCATCCAGCGACAAGGCGGCGCCGGTTCATGCGGGGAATCTGTCGATTGCCTCCCGCTTGGCAAAGCAGCTGGACAATCCGTCCGGAGTAAATCCGGCATCCCCGACACCCAAGGACGATAAAAACGGCGATCTTGACGCGAATTGACTTCTCGCGTCATTCCACCTTGAGTCTAGATGCGACAGCATCCAGCCATGGACATCTTCGCCATTCGCCAACGAAACCTGACGACACTTGCGGGCAACTACGAAAGCCAGCAAGCCTTCGCCACGGCCCTTGACCGTGACGAGTCGCAGATTTCCAGGTATTTGCGCGGCAGATGCAGGATTGGCCATAACTTCGCCCGGCATATCGAGCAATCCCTCCCGCTGCCTAACGGCTGGATGGATATTACCCACCCCCCGCAACAGCTTGACCCCAGCCCCTTGCGCGACAGCTTGGAGCAATTTATCCGCTCGTCGCCAAGCCCGGCCCTGGCTGCTACTATCGCCAGCTTGTTGAACCTACTGTCCGACACCAAATGAGTATTACCCTGCTCGGCGCAGGCCACCACCTGCACGCCGCGCGACGAATCGACGGCTATTCATCCTGCGTCCATCGAGCAGAATTGCGCGCCCCGGACGGCGGAACCTTGACCGCCTACGTCAAGGCCTTCCCCTCCAGCAAGGAAAGCAAAGCTTTGGCGAACGAAATAGCCGGCTATCTGCTTGCACGGGCCTGCGGCCTTTCCACTGCCCCGCGCGCCTTTATTCTGCTCATCCATGTCCGCAAGCTGCGCAAGCTTTTCCCTGAATACACCTGGCCGGGTGGCGATGACGACCTATTCCCCACATGGGCGACAGAGGAATTGCAAGACAGCAAACTGACGCTGGTCAGCGAAGCGGACGCCATTGCCTGGCGCCAGCGCGTACAACAGTGGACCCAGCTACCCGCCGCCATTACATTCCATCAATGGCTGCAAAATATCGATGCCAACGCGGGCAACCTGCTATGGCTAGGGGAAAGCGACTTCGCCCTAATTGACTATGCGGATATACTAGGCGGGCAAGACTGGACAGCCGACAGCCTAAAAACCGCCGGCTATCTCCACAACAAATTGCTGCATCTAGCCTATGGCGGCGTGCCAGATCCGGCATCAGCAAACGCCATAGAAGAAAGCCACCAATTCGCAAGCCAGGCGTGGGCGCAGGAAAAGGGAACTATCATTGACTGGTGGGACGACCTTCTAAAGCGCAAGGAAGCAGCTGCCGCCGCCGAATTTATTGAGTCTCGCAGCAGCGCGGATTGGATCAAAGGAAAAGTGGCATGAGCAAGAGCAAGAAACCAGAGTCCAAACTGGTCAACAAGCTAAGCAAACGGCTCACCCCCGAAACCGATCAGCAGCCGATGATTCGCGCTACATCCTGGCAGGTTTACTGGCAATATGACTTGGCCAGCGATGACACCGAATGCGTAGGCGTCGTTATGAAAATAGCCGACAAGCTCTACTGGAACCTGCCCAGCCCGGACATGCTGCTTGCGTGGCCAGTGGCAGAGCGGCAAATGCTGACTAGCCAGCTCGACGCACTAGCCTACAGGCTCACAACAGGCGCTCTCTCCGCGCCTATGGGCATGTCTCTGCGCAACGAGCGTGAAAGCGCCGGCAACAACATCTCAGAAATCCTAGCCTACCTATGGCGACACGGCCCCGCCCTGACACTGCGTAAAAAAAAAGCCCACTTACCGCATGACGGCGAAGTGGGCTTTTTTCCAGAACACGATGAAGTCATGCACTCCCAACGCGGGGAGGCGCTAATACCCCCGACACGCGGCGGGGAGACGCAACCACGCTGACCAGTTCCTTGACCTGCTGCTTTACAGACAATGGCACCCTGAGCGGTGCTTTTTGTTTTTGTTTCATAACGAAATTTTAAACTACTCGTTAGAACTAGTTCCTAAGTAAAAACCCTTACCCTGACCAAAAGTACAGTTTTTGCGTCAACCAATCCCACCAAATCGCGTTCCTCCCCTCCCGATAGCTCACCCCCCAAAAAAATAACCATCCGGGTATTTACATCAAAAACCCTTTTGGTTATTCTTTGCCACATACCAGTTGGTTACCAAGCGCCAACCATTGATCCTTAACAACCCGCAACACGTAGCCGCGTCCGTCCCGACGCGGCAACAGCCCTGCCGCCCGCGATGGCCGCACAGATCAACCAGTCTGCGCGCCCTCTGAAACCGTCATCGCGGGCTGCATCCAAGAGCGCCCACGCCGGGCGCTGTCGGATGCACATACAGGAGAAACCCATGAGCTTGCGACAACACATCACACAACAGATGCACCGCCGCGACCAGCAGATGCGCGCCATCGTCACCCCGACGCTGCCGCCTGAAATGGCCGCGCGCCAGAACCGCACCCGGCAACGCCTCAACGACCGCGCCGAGCGAATGCACCAACGCGCAGACACTGTCAACGGGTGGAGCTAAACCCGACCCACCCCCCCCCACCAGCCAGCCGCAAACCCGCCTGGCTGATTTTTTTGCCCGCACTGCTCATGAG